TTATCGAAATCTAAGTTTCCACTTATAGGAGTATGTCTAACTAAGTCCTCTCTGCTTATTAAAATTGCTTTACTCATTTTGTTTGATTTTTATTTTCTTTTTTTACCTCCAGTATAACTTGGATGATGTCCTTTGTCTGCTCTATCTATTTGTGCTTCTGCTACTCTCTTGTCATTTTTCCAACGCCCTCTCTTAGGGTCGAAGTTTGATAACTTCTTAGCGATTGCTACAGATATCTTCTTTACTCCGTTCATAGAGTTTCCACCCCAAGGCGTACCATCTTTTTTAGTCTTCTTTAAATAGATTCTACGTTCCCATCCGTGGTAACAGTTAACACCGCCTTTGTGCCTCCATAAGCTATAAGGCTGTCCCTTATGTCCTAACTTAGAGTTAACGCCGTCTTTCTGCATTTGAATGATATCTTCTTTTCTATATAGTCTAGAAGCGTTTTCCATTGCTTGACAAAATGGTCTATGTTTACCACTCTTACCGTGTTTATGTGATGCTTGAGTATATGCATATCTCACTTTGATGAATTTAGTATCTTGTACAGAATTCCCTGCTCTATTATCTGCAGGAGCTGCACTTAACTTCACCTCTTCATCTGAGTTCAACATAGCCTCCCAATCTTCATCTTCTCCTTCGTTTTCGTCTGTCATCGAGTGAACTAATTCCCACTCGTCTTCATTAATGGTTTCACCTTTTTTACCGAGATACGTTAACCATTCTAACTGCTCCTCTGCCTTAAAATTTATAGGCTCTTCTTTGCTTAATTTAGTTTTATCTTCTTCTTTTTTAGGTTCTTCTTTTTTATCTTCTTCTTCTTGGTCTTCTTCTGTAAATTCAATCGGCTGTGAAGTGATGAAATACATTTCTTCATCATATCCATTAACCTCTAGAATCTCTTCTAAGGAATCTAAAATCTCATTTTGATATACAGATATAACTGTCGAATTAAATAGCTGTGACGCTGTCTTAATTTCGTCTGCATTGTTTCCTAGTCCGTTTCCAGATTCTTTAATCCCTAATAACATCGGTGAAGTAATTCTGTGACCAATTAAGATTTTATCTCTAGACTCATTAGCTAAATACTCATAGTGACTAGGAGCGTCATTTAAAGAAATATCTTCAACAGTTGCTTTGTTCTCTGCTGAGTCATTAAATGCTACAATAACTTTTTGTCCTTTAGCTCCAGTTAATTTGCTTTTTACATCTCTAGAAATAATGTTTCTTTGAGCAGCGTCTGGTACTCCGTTATTAAAGTTAATTACTTTTGTTCCAGAGAATGAGTTCTTAACTTCATTGATTAAGTAGTCTGCAATTTCTCTTTCCATTTCACAGTAAGGAATAGCTCCAGAATAACAAGGAGGCGAAAAGTAAGAATAGCCAGATACATAAGGCTTAACTATAAATAGCTCAATCTTTTCAGTTGATGTTCCAAATGCAGGAATCTTCTTTAATACATCATTTCTCTTTACATTTTTCCAGTCTGGATGATACAGATAGTTCTCTATAACACCCTCTTCGTTCATTTTCTCTGGTCTTAAGGTATGTATAGGAAAGTGTTTAATCTTTACTACCTTTCTTTGATTACCTTCTTTAGAGTATATTACCTGCATAGCAGCTTGTCCTAGCATTTTTCTCTCTAAGATGACCTTCTTTATATCTCGCTTTGAGATGATAGCTCTAAGAGCCTTAACAGCTTCTGAAGTAGATTCTAATCCATCAATAGATAAACCATCTCCATAGATTAAATCTGAGATAGACCTAATAGCTGCATTGTTAGTAGGTGACTGTAAGAAGTTGTTTATAAGAAATCCGTAATAGTCGTTATCTTCACCATAAGAAACGTACTCTTTATTCTTTTCCTCTACTGCCTTCGGTATATCGTAGGAATCGTTTTGATATAAGTTAATATTCATAATTATTTATTTTAGTCTAATATTGTGTAACTTGAGTTGCTTACTCTAGTAGTATATTCGTTTTGGTTTATAATAGGCTCAGAGCTTGTGAAAATTTTACCTCTATATAAGATAACGCCTTCTGCGGTTTCCCCTTTCAAAGAGTAAAAAGAATTTTCTCTTAATCCTAAGTCACCAAAGTTTCCAGAGATACTGGAGTAGTAGCTTCCATTTAATACAGAGAAAGTGTCACTAGGAGTGCTAAAAACAATCCCTTCAGAGTCACCGTCCCTAGTTAAAGTCCAATCTACAAAGATACTAGCAGCGTCTATCTTCGTATTAAGATAAATGCTGTTATTTCCTTCTATATTTAAATCGATGTAATTCATTCCCTATTTATTTAAAAACAAGATTATTACTTATATAACGCAAAAAGAGCCACCCATTAAGGTAGCTCTATTTTTATTCAGTAGTGAGTAGATTATACTCCTACAGTTACTGCGAAATCTGTTGAGATGTCACCATCGTATTTCTTAGCGAATCCTTTCTCCATTGCTGCAAATGTTAATTCGTAACCAGATTTGTCACCCATTGCCGCACCAGTCGAAGTAGTAGCGTTCATTTCACTTCCGTAGTCTTCACCCATTACCCAAACGTCACCGTTGTTGTCTTCGATTAGAATATGTGGTCTACCGTAAGCTAACATTTTAACTTCTTTGTGAGTTGAAGCGTCTTGCTTCTTTAAAGATACTGTTAAAGTTTGCTCAGCGAAAGTACTTCCGTTATCTCTTGAGCTAGTCAAAGACTGGTCAAAAGTTGATGTTCCTCTAAGGTCGTATTTGTAAATGCTTGGAGTAGTTGCTCCGATTCCAGTGATTGATTCATCTGTAGAAACAAAACCTTCGGCATCTCCATAGTTCAAGAAGTAGATTGCATTCAAGCCTCCTACTGAGTCTTTACATCCTTCTAAGCGCCCTAGTGATATATTACAAGCCATAATTTTATAGTTTTAATGTGTTAATAATTAGTTAGTTAGCCCCTCCTAATTAAAGAAGGGGATTAACTTTTTTTATACTGTTTGTCTTAATACAATCTCAGAACCGATAGCGTAGTTCACGGTTGCAGAAAATCTCATAATTACACGAACATTTTGACTTCCGTCAATGTCTGCTAAATCAATCAATTTCACTTCGTTCATATCATTTTGCAAAGATGCACCAAAGAATAAGTTTTCTTTTTCAGCTGCAATCATTTGTCCGCTTGTCAAACCGTTTGCTACGAATAATTTAACCCCTTCGAAGTCCATAGCTGTTTGTCCAACGTGGTATAGGTCTTTGTAACCTAAAGCCGCTTGAGCTCTTACATAGTTTCTAGCATCTGCTTGAGAAATATAGATAGAAAGCCCTTCGTTTCCGTAGATAGTTTCTGGAATAGCGTCAACTACCTTAGATAATTCAGCGATGATGTTAGAAGCGTCTGTAGCTGAGCCAGTTACGTCTACTACGTCTGCATCAGCAGCCGCTAAAGTAACTAATCCGTCAAACTGTCCGTTTCCGTCAACACCTAACCAAATGTTTTGCTCCATTTTAGCTGCTACTTTAGCTGCTACGTGCCCAATTAAATAAGCTGCGAATGAAGATGGTAAGTTGTCAAAAGAACTCATTCCTTGCTCAGCGCTTAACCAGTCAGATTCGAAATCTGCCTTACAAAGCTCTAAGTTTACTTGGAAGTCTTTTGGTTGTAAATAACGCTCAGTTAAAGTTACTGAAGACGTTGCTGTAAAATCACAAGAAGCATCAGCGATTACATCGCCAACAGCTAACTTCTGCATAACAGACTTAAATTTAATGTTTGGTTTCACAGTGATTCCACCTTTGTCTAAAGTTGGAGCTGATAACAATGCAGCTGAGATAAATCCTTGAGCTTTAACTCCTGCGTAACTTGTAGTAATACTATTAGTAGTTGCCATTTTTAATTCAATTTTTAATTGTTAGTTATATATTTAAATACTCTGTCTTTAATAGAGTTTCCTTTTTGTCCAATTCCGTTTGCTTTAGTGCTTACAGTTTTCTCTGGACTGTGTGTTAAGCCTTTTGGCTCTTCTTTTACTTCTGGAACTTCTTGTACCTTAGGTTCCTCTGGTTGACTTAATGCATTTTTCAAAATCTCTTTTAAGTCCTCAATTTGTTGCTGCATTGCTGCTAGCTCGGCAGAAGGTTTAACTTCTTCTACTTCTTCAGTAGCAACCTCTTTTTCCGTTGCTTCCGTACTCTTTGGCTCTTCGCCTTTTACTTCTTCAGTTTCTTTTACCTCTTCGGCAGCCTCAACTACTGGCTCTTCTACAGATTCTACTTTTGCGTCCTCTGCGACAGCTTCAGTAGCCTCTTCTTTTACTTCTACTACTTCTTCGGTAGCTTTCTCTTTTGCTGTGATATTTAAAGCATCAGCAATCTTCTGTAACGTTTCTTTTGCGTTCATATTTAAAGGTTTATAGTTTTTTTAAAAACAATATTTAACCTAAAATTACATTTATGAAGCCCAGTCGCTGCCGTTATCAGTTATTGTAGTTTCGTTTCTTTCTATATTTGTTACATCACTGACTTGGTTACCACCATACAAGCTCCCAAAACCTTGGAAGCCAGTATAGTCGTTACCTACTAGTGGATATTTTGCTCTTTTTATCATTATGTTAACCCATTTATGTTTACGGTTTCTATATCGTTAGATACCATACTATTAAGCTGTAATTTAGTATAATTTTGGTCAGAAGGATAAATTTCGTTTCTAACACCATTGGCATAAGAATCAGCAGTACCGTCACCCATTAACCATACCTGAGTATGATAATAGTGGTTATATCCCTGAAAGTTAGGATAATCGCCACCTAAAGCTGACGCTCTAAATGTTTGACCAGTCTTATAGTCATCAATCCATTTCTTAGGGTCTGTTATCATTATTTCAATCTCAGTATCAGTAGGCATAGGTTGGTTAACTCTTAATGTAGTTACTACCATACTTGCTACTTTTCCGTGAAAGTTTCTGTTAGAACCTCTCCCTGCTATAGTAAAGTCACCTGAATAACTTCTATCCATTCTACCACCAGTAGAAGTCCAATTACTTGAAGTTGATAGATTATTTCCTAATGTAGCAAATGAATCACCACTACTCATTAATCTAATATCAAAAGCATCAGCTAAATTTGCAGCAGTAGCATTAGAACCACTTAAACGAGTTCCTTTGTGAGCTATATAGACACCATACCAAGTGTTACTTTGTATACCACTA